GCAAGGGCTATATCGGCACTGCGGACGGTTTCGACTACATCACCAACAACCTGCTGTATAGCCAAACGACGGGTACGCGTACCGGTTCGCATACGGTGACGACCACGGTCAGCACCGAAGGCGCGACCACGATTGCCATCACCGGCACGGGCACCCAGACGATTGCCAAGGGTGACGTGTTCACCATTGCTGGCGTCTACGATGTCCACCCGATCACCAAGGCCACGCTGCCGAACCTTAAGCAGTTCGTCGCTACAGCTACGGCGACGGCGGTTGCTGGTGCCTACACCGTGTCGATCAGCCCGGCGATCTATACGTCGGCCTCGACCTCGCTGCAGAACGTGAGCCAGTTCCCGACCTCGACGAGCGTCGTGACCTTCCTGACCGGTTCGGCTTCGACGACCTACCAGAACTCACTGTACTACCACAAGAGTGCGTTCCGGATGGCTTCGGTGCCGCTGGTCATGCCTGACGGTCTGGATATGGCAGCTCAAGAAACGGTTGACGGTATGACGATCCGTGTCATCCGCGACTACAACGTCCTGACTGACCAGCTAATCCTGCGTCTGGACTTCCTTGGTGGCCTTGCCACGGTACGTCCTGAATGGGCTGTCCGCGCGACGGCCTAATAGGGGGAGATGGGGCTGGCTCCGGCTGGCCCCATTACCTTACCAAGAAAGGAATTTTGAAATGACTATGGGTATTACTAACGGCAATGTGTTCGGTATGCGTATTGCGCAGATCGCTCTCACGCCAGCTTCGGTGGCTACTAACACCACTGCCGAGCAAACCTTTACCGTTCCGGGTCTGGGAGCGGGCGATGTTGTGGTTGTTTGGAAGCCGACTTTGCAAGCTGGTCTTGGCCTTATTCAGGCGCGTGTGTCAGCTGCGAATACGCTGGCCATCACGTTTGGCAACTTCACGGCTTCGCCGATTGTTCCGACAGCGGGTGAGCAGTACATCCTTTGGCAGGGCCGTCCTGAATCCGGTACGCCGCGTCAGCTCGTTTAGGAGGCGTCATGACCGATTTTGTAAGCATGAAGGGCAGCAGCGTATCGATTACTGGCACTACGTCCAGCGCTTCGGTACAGCTGCCACAGCCGTCAAATGTAACTAATGTCATGATCTACAACGCTGCAACGACGGTCTGCTTTGTCAACTCTGGTGCCGGTTCGGCAACAGCGACGACAGCAGGTGCTTACGTTCCTCCGGGGGCGGTCATGATGTTTTCGAAGGCCCCGCAGGATGACTATGTGGCGACGATCTTCGCTACCGGTGGCGGTGCTGTTTACTTCCAGCCTTCAACAGGTGAGTAATGACGACTGTCCGCGACATTATAAACGGTGCTTTGCGGCTTATCGATGAACTGGGTGAGGGCCAGACCGCATCCAATGAAACCATCGCGGATGGCCTTACAGCCATGACGCAAATGATGGATTCATGGGGCGCGTCTGGTGACCTTGTTTTCACCGAGACGCGCGAAGCGTTTAACCTTGTCAGCGGACAGGCGAGCTATACATGGGGTACGGGTGGGACGTTCAATTCCACCCGTCCTTACGTCATTAAAAGCGCCTTTATTGTTCAAGGCGGCATTACCTACCCAGTGGCGTCCCAAGACTGGGACCAGTATGCACTGGTGGATAATAAAACCCAGCCGGGGCTTCCGGCCTATTTTTATAACGATGGCAACTATCCGTTGTCGAACATTGTCCTCTGGTATGTTCCGGACCAAAACTATTCATTGAATATCTATTCATGGAAGCCGCTTGGCACCTATTCCAACGTTAACGATACGCTTGTAGCGCCGCCCGGTTGGGAACGCGCTTTGAGATTTAACCTTGCCTGTGAGTTCGCGCCAGAATTTGGCAAGACAGCCACGGCCAAGGTCGAACAGCTAGCAAACCGAGCCTTAAAGATTATCAAGGCGGCCAATACAGAGCAGCAGAATAACCTGCTTCGAACGGATGTGGCGTTGCAAGCTATGTCTTGGCCCAATCGCTTTGGCTATAACATTCTGACGGGGTACTAATGCGCCTGCCGGGCTTTGTTGGACCGAGTTATCAAATGGATGCGTTGCAGTTCGACTGTCAGCGCACGGTTAACTACTACCCGTTGATCAGCGAGACCCAAACTTCTAAATCTGGTGGTGCATTGCGGTCAATCCCCGGCTATACGCTGTTTTCAACGGCTGGCGGTGGTTCGATCAGAGGTATGAAAACAACCACATCAAATGGTCGGGGATGGGTTGTTAGTGGTTACGAGCTATACGAAGTAAATACAAATGGCACCAGTACACTGCGAGGAACGCTGCTAACTGGGTCTGGCCGTGTTGGCATGGCTGAAAATGGCACCCAGCTCATGGTGGTAGATGGGACCTATGGGTACATCTACAATATGAACACCGATGTATTTGCACAGATTACTGACTCTGATTTTCCCATGTGCAACAATGTGGACTTTCAGGATGGATACTTTCTGGTAACTCAAAAGAATACGCCGAACTTTTATATCTCTGACCTCTACGACGGCTTGGTTTGGGACCCGTTGGACTTTGCGCGAGCCGATACCAGCCCTGACAATCTTGTTGGCCTGATCAGCGACCATGGCAACGTGTGGTTATTTGGCACATCGTCGGTCGAGATATGGCAAAACACCGGTGCTTTGGCATTTCCTTTTGCCAATATCCCGGGTGCTGTAGTGCAGACTGGTTGCGCTGCTTGGGCGACGATTTGTAAGTTCGATAATACGCTTATTTGGCTTGGTTTCGACCAACAGGGACGCGGGATTGTCTGGAAAGCCAACGGTTACAGCGCACAACGCGTTTCTACTCAGGCAATTGAGTCCAAGATAGCCGATGTGACAGATCTGACCAATGCCTACGCCTATGTTTACCATGAGCAGGGCCATATATTTTACTGTCTGCAGCTTGGTGGTTTGGATTCGACACTCGTGTTTGACGGCGCAACAAGTTCATGGCACGAACGTTCCTATTACGACACCACGCTTGATCAAATGCAACCACATCGTGGTAGTGGGCAGATGTTCTTTAACGGTATGAACCTGATTGGCGATGATCGCTCCGGTGCGATTTACGAACAGGATTTGGGGATATTCACCTTCAACAGTGAATATATGTACCGCGACCGTATTTACCCACATTTACAGGAAGAAAAGGCTGTTATTCCCTACCATAGCGTTGAAATCGACATGCAGGTTGGTGTCGGCCTTAATTCTGGTCAGGGCTCCGATCCGATGATGATGATGCGATATAGCGATGATGGCGGCATGACGTGGTCGTATTGGCGAACCGCGCCTGTCGGCAAAATTGGGAAGTACAAAAACCGGGCCCGATTTGCGCGGTGCGGATCAGCTCGTGACCGTGTATTCCACTTTCGTTATACAGAGCCGACTTTCGCCCAATTAAACGACTGCTATATCAATGCCACTTAGCAATGCTCCCATTCAGGATCCTATCACCATGGCAAATGGTCGGGTTCCCAATACGTGGGCAAGGTTTTTCACTCAGATAGCAATCTTGCTTGGCGCAAATCCGTTTCCGGTCACGAGCTATACCTTAGCAACGCTTCCGCCCGCAGCCGACAATGCTGGCTGTATGGTTTATGTAAGCAATGCGACGGGTGGAGGTGTCATGTGCTATTCGCGCGGAACCGCTAACTGGTTGCGGATTGATACAAATGCGATTGTTAGCTAAAAATGCTTGATAAAAATTCCATAAACGGGCAAGCTGACAACGAACCGGATACTGGCGATTCGGTATCCTTGTCCCAACCCGCCTGCCTAACGACTCGGTACGCTGAACGCGACGATCTGGCAGGGGTTTTGGATATGTATCTGGCAGGACTTGCCGAAATTGAACAATCCGTACTAAAGCCCAGCGTGTCCAAGTGTGCGCGGGAAGTTCTTGTCGCTTGGGCATCAGCACCGTGCGTTTTGCTTGAAAAAGCAGGCAAAATCATCGGTTTTGCTGGTTTAAAGGGCAATAAAGCCGCCTATTCCGACGATCCATACCTTGAAGAATATATGTTTTACGTCAAACCGGCTTACCGCAGCGTCAAAGCCGCGAAATCACTGTCTGATGCAGTGCAAAAAGTGGCTAAAACCCATAAATTACCGCTTTTTATGTCGCATATGCTTTCGGGCCATAGCGTTGAACATAAAGCCAAGTTCCTGAAACGCTGGGGCTACAGTGTGCTGTCGGTTCTCGTCAAATATGAGGTGAAATAATGTCTGGGGGAAAAGGCGGTGGCGGGTCGTCAGATGCAAAGTATGCCGTACAATACGGCAACATGGCTCTGGACCTGCAAAAAGACATTTACAAGAATGCTCTGCAGCAAAACAAGCCATTTCAGGAAGTCGGGCTTTCTGGCCTTGATCGCCTGTCGTATTTGCTTGGTCTTAATGGTCCCTCGCAGTCATCTGTCGATGGCGCGCTAAACGCAGGCACTACGCCTAATGCTGGAACACCAGCTGCAACCACAACCCAAACTGGTTCAACCCAAAAGTACATTCCCGGCT